ACGTTACTACACCGCAATAGGGGAACTTGCTTCACAGTTCCCTGAGTATGCACATATCTTGCTTGGCAAAGAAATGTACAAGTCAGATATGAACTCACAGATTGAGATTGTTCGTTATTACGATGACCAGCAATCTATTCTGTATGTACCAGAACGCAATAACTTAGTTTTGTCTAGGGCTAAAAACCCAATCGGCAAGATGATGGTTGTAGTAGCACGCCGTCCGTCTATAGATGGCGAAATGCGTGGACAGTTTGATGACGTCCTCGGCATTCAGTTGCTTCGCAATAGGTTCGCATTACTTGCGATGGAAGCAGCGGAAAAGTCCGTGCAGTCTCCGATTGTTCTACCAGCAGACGTAAACGAACTGGAAATGGGCGGCGATGCTGTTATCCGCACAGCCAATCCAGCTGGTGTTCGTCGTGTAGACCTGAACATCCCACCTGGCGCATTTACTGAGCAACAGGTTCTTGAGCAAGAACTACGAGTGGGAACTCGTTATCCAGAGAGTAGAACTGGAAATCTTGATGCCAGCATTATTACTGGTCAGGGCGTTCAAGCTCTTATGGGTGGCTTTGATACACAGGTCAAGTCAGCGCAGGCTATCTTTGCCTCAGCGCTCCGCGATGTTATCTCTGTCTGTTTTGAAGTAGACGAAAAGTTTTTTGATTTTGAAAAGACTATCCGTGGCATAGATGCTGGTTCTCCATATCAGATTACCTACAAGCCAGGCAAAGACATTAAAAATGATTATTCAGCAGATGTTCGATATGGAATGTTGGCTGGACTTAACCCTGCACAGGGTTTGATTTTTATGCTGCAAGCTTTATCTGGTGGGCTTATATCTACAGACCTTGCTATGCGTGAGTTGCCATTTGGCATTAACGTCACACAAGAGCAAGAAAAGATTGAAGTAGAGAATATGCGTAAGTCGCTTGTTCAATCTCTACAAGCATATACACAGGCAATACCGCAGATGGCTATGTCGGGTGCAGACCCAACTAGCGTTATCAAGAAGATTGCCGATGTAATCAAAGCGCGTCAAAAGGGCATCACGATTGAAGATGCAGTAGAAGACGTCTTTGCTCCAGAGTTACCTCCTGCTGGTGCTCCACAGGTTGAGCAACCGTCCCCTGCTCCCGCTGCGCCAGTAGGAGGCGCTTCTCCAATGGCACCAACCGCAGGTGGTGGATTACAGAGTATTTTATCAGCATTGACCGCAGGCGGTCAGGCATCAGGTAGCGCAAGAACCGTCGCACGTAGATAGGAGTAAATATGCCCCCAAGAAAGAAAAAGGCTACTCCACGTAAAAAAATAAAGACGGTAAAACGAGTTAGAACTGTAAAAACAATTGAGCATACAAAGCTTGAGGTTTATGCAATCTGGCTCAATGAATATTACAACTCGCTTAAGGCAGCTGGATTTCCAGAAGATATCTGTTTAAGTTTGATTATGGATAAAGAGTCTTACCCAGCTTGGGTTAACTTTGAGATTCCTAAAAACATAGACGCAAGTAAGTTTATTGATGAAGAGGATGAGGACTAATGGCAGATAGACGTGGCGGATATAGACCTACTGCTCCACAGAATAATCCTGCTAATGTAAATCCTCTTGGTGGGAATGGTCAGAGTGGGCGTAATACTCAACCAGCTCGTTATATATCTGGTCTTCCATATGGTGAAGGACAAGCCACGATGGAGCAACAGACTTCTGCTCCGCTTGCTGCACGTGGTGAACCAGCAGCAATGGAGATGCCAGTACCACTAATGGCACCATCTGCACGTCCAGATGAACCTATTACTGCTGGAATTGATATTGGTCCTGGACCAGGTTCTGAAGCTGTAATGACTCCAAATCGTACTCCAAGTCTTATGGAGACTATTCGTAGTTTGATTCAATATGACCCAACTGGTGATACGGAGATGATTTACCGAAGACTTGTTGATGAAGGGTACTAATGACTCAAGAAATCAACTACATCGTAGCCAAAGCAAGTCCAGGTCTTTATGCAGCCGCTAAGCAAGCTGGTCTTAATGGACAACAAAGAAACCAAATAGAGCAGTTTTCTTGGACCGTAGATAAAAATAAACAACTCAATAGTAAACCAATTGATGTTGCACGTATGGAGTTTGACAACTTGGATAACAATATCCAAGATATGTTAAGGTTTCTTTATCCAAATGCTACATATATGCAGGGTGCTCCGACTACAAAAGATTATGCAATTGGTGCATTAAAGACTGCTGGAAAAATAGTTGCCAGCCCTCTTATTGGTTTGTTTAAGGTTGCTGGCACGTGGGGCAAGCTTATTAACACTCCTTATGCAATGGGACGTCAAGGAGCTCAGGGCGAAGGTCTATTTACCAAGAAAACATTTTATGAAGCTTGGGATGGACGCAAGGTTTACGATAATGGTGCTTTAGATGAAGCAGTCAAAGTTTTTGGCAAAGAAAGAGTAGAGGTAGCAAAAGGACTTCTTGCTGGTCTTACTCCAGGTGAGATTATTTCTTCATACGGAACTATTGACCAAGCTTTACTTGATGCAGTTTCAGAAGCCTTTACAGAGGGTTCAAACTTTAAGAACGTACTTGATGGCGTTAAATATGCACAGGTTTCACCAGGTCGAGATATTGCCAGAATATTCACTAATACAAATAAAAAAGCTGCTACTTCACCACACGTTGCTTATGTAAGCGGAACAACAAAGAATATTTCTGGATGGATTGATTTTGCATACCAGATACTTATAGACCCACTTACTTATGTAACTGGAGGTCTTAGCAAGATTCCTATTTTTGGGACAAGGCTTGCTGGAAAGTACCGAGCTGGTCAGCAGATTGTTGATAGCATCAGTCGTTATGGTTCTGATGGAGTGCGTGAAGCATTTAAAAAGTACCCAGAACTTGCAAAGCATTGGGATGATGAAATCGGACCAAAAGTAAAAGAACTTGCTGATGCTAAAACCGATGCCGAAAAAGCTGTTATCCGTCGTAGAATCGGTCAGGAGTTTGAGGGACACAACTCTGATGAATGGCTTGACCTTCTAACTCGTAATAAAATATTTAATGCAGAAGCTGCTGCAAAATACTTTGGCGATGATGCTGAGGCTGCAACCAAACTTCTTGCTGGTCGAGTAGATGGTGCTCAATACTTCCGTAATGGTATTGCTACTGCTAGGAATCAACGTAGATTAGCTGATGGTCTTAGTACTTGGGTAGATAGTATTTTTAACCCATCCCGTTCTATTGAAGAACTCGATAAGCAAGGCAATGATGCTTGGGAAATCCTTACAAGGGTAGGAACTGAGGGAGAGCTGGTAAGTCCAGTTATTTCGGATATCCAGCAATTTCGTAAACAAATGTCTAGGCGTCAAAAGTTTGGACAGTGGATGGCAAAAAGTCCACAAAGTCGCTCTATTCGCATTGGCGATAGAGCTGTTGAGACTGCCGATAATTTCAGAGATACTGCACGTTTAGTATTGCCGCGTGATTTGGCAGACGTAGTTACCTATAAGTTTTTAAACTCTGAAGCATCTGAGCAAGTATCCGTACTTCGTAGTCTTTACTATGCAGTAATGCAACGATATGGTCTAGACGGTCATCCGCTTGGCAAAGAACTTATTGAAAAAGAGTTGGCTAGCCATTTTGGAGACAGAGAAGGCTTAGCTATTCTTGGAAGTCTAGAAGTAAATCCAAAATTTACAGATGTTATAGGTAAAGTTGGATTAAAAGAAGAAGATAATATTCTTAAATATGAATCTTCTGGAATTATTCATCCATTCCAAGAAGCACAAGCTATTTCTAATCTTGATTATCAGCTTATCTCTCAAACAGTTGCTGAAATTAAAAGTAAAAAGGATATTATTCAAGCTGTTAAAGGAGCTACACAGCGTAAGTTTTCGTCAGAGTTTGTTAATTTCTGGTCTGTTTTTACATTGTTCCCACGTTTGGGTATTAGGTCAGCTATTGACGAAGGATTTTTCTTTATGTTGACCGCTCCTGCTAGGGATATCTTTGATGTTCTTCGCCGTAAAGGTCACAGAATGGGTAAAGTTGCTACTGCAACTACTGGTTCTAGGTCAGCAGAAGGTTTTAGAGAGTCCATTAAAGGCGCTTTAGGTTTTACTAGAACGTCTGAGTCGATTCCATCAGCAGAACGCCTAGCTATTCGCAAAGAATTAGCTGAATTAAAAGGCGTTAGTGAAGATGCAATTACAGATTTAGAGTTATCTTTAGCAACTGCATATCGCGCTAATAAACTTTTTCCGTCTAGACTAGATTCTGTAGATTTAGATTACTTAACTCAAGCTCTTGCTCATCACACTCATAGTCTTACTGGTAACGCTGCATCTATTACTGGTCGTGCAAGCCTTTCTGCCCGTAAGAATCCAGAGATTACAGAAGAGATGGTTGGGTTAAATCAGTATGAGCTAATGCTCAAGCAGATTGACAATGAGTCTGGAAATGCTGGTATCGCTCTTGATGTAAGAGATATTGCTAAAGCAAAAACCCTTGGAGAACATCCTGTTTCAGCAGTTCACTTTGAAAACTTTGTGCGTAGATTTTATGGCAACCGCAAAGAAGTTAAAGGAACTATAGATGATGTTCCAGTTACTAGAACATTTAATCCCGTAGAAGTATTTTTTGATTCTAATGCTTTAGAAACAGCAGAAGATTTTGCTAAAGCAAGAAATGTTTTACTTCAGTCTATTGGCGTTATGCCAAATGGTCGTCTTGTCGATGAGGTTGGTGAAGCAGTAGCTTCACAAATTCCTAAATATACTTACATAGTCGATGACCCCAAAGCAGTAGAAGAATTTCTTGCTCCACTTGGTAGAACTGCAGAACTTCGTGCACGTGGATTTTCTGATGCCGAGATTGCTCGAGATAGAGTAGACCGTGTTCTTCTTGATATGTACTCAACATTTCACGGTAGTGCTACTGGATATAATGCAAACCTACTTGGCAAAATTAAATCTATTCATTCTCGTATATCTGCAGATGAAGCCGCTGCTGGACGGGCAATAAAGAACAAATGGGCTAAAGCTGCTCAGCAACTAAGCTTTGATGACTTTGTTGTAGCAACAGATGGGTTTAGACCTGTATCTGGAAAGATGTATTCAACTCTTAATATTGATGGTCTAAATGATTTTGAAACAGCTTTAAGTCGTCTTGGCAATAATATGTTCGAGATTATGGATAGGCAAGTAACTGGTATGTTCAGACAGCCAGCTGTTGCTGTATCTTATCTACGGCTACGAAAGAACTATGCTAAGTTAGAGCAAGAGCAGATTCGCAAGCAATTGCGGATTGAACTTAAATTTGCAGAAAATCGTGGCGCTAACATTAATAACCCAAGAGTTATTGATGAAATTACTAAGGATGTAACCGAGGTAGTCAATCGTAGATTTACAGAGATTGCTCTTCAACAAGCAGCTGATACAGTCTTAAAGTTTGCAGATAACCCAAATATCCGCTCTAACTTTGCCCTATCTGCTAGGAACGTAGGACGTTTCTACCGTGCTACTGAAGACTTTTGGCGCCGTATCTATCGTTTAAGAGACGTAACGCCACGTGCCATCTACAGGCTACGCCTTATCCATACTGGTATGGATGCCAATGGCGATATATATGAAGACGCTAATGGCGAACCATATGTAATGATGCCTATGGATGACATCATATTTAAGACTGTTGAAGGTGTTACCCGAGGTCTTGGCGGTGGTGAGGGAGCATTTAAGCAACCACTGTTTAATGATTTTACTTTTAAGTTAAGGCTAACTAACCCATCTTTCAGCCCTGATTCTGGTGTTCCTACGCTATCTGGTCCTATCTCGGCACTTAGCGTTGTCACAATGAAGGCTTTGCTTGGGCAAACTGGCAGTCCAGGACTTAAACAATTTGGTGAAGAACTAGATAACTATGCCCTTGGCAGTATTGGTGAAGGCATTGATGTAGTTAGAGCATTGGTTCCAATGTCACTACAGCGTCTATATGCCATTATGCCAATCAATGAGAAATCAAGGCAGGAATCAACTGCCGCAATGCAGGCTGTTGCCTTCAATGCTTCACAGGGTAGATTCATTGACCCGACTATGTCCGAGCAGGAAAAGTATAATTACTTAAAGAACATCAGAGTTTCTGCTCACAACATTATGGTTATGCGTTCTGTTCTTGGGCTTGTATCACCAGTTACTGCAAGCACTCAGGAAAGCAAGGGTGTTCCAGACTATCTAAAAGAAGTTGGAATTACTGGGCTTAGGTCTGAGTTCTACGACATTCTCAATGGCATTATTCAAAAGTATGGCGGAGATGTTCAAGACCCATACGACTTGGCTGTTGCAACATTTATTGCAAAGAATCCAAACAGACTTATTTATACCGTTTCACGCGATGACCGCAATACCAATGTGGTTATCCAAAAGACAGAGGCAATGAAGGAATGGTACATTGCCAACGAGAATCTAGTTAAAACTTTTGGTGAAGCAGCTTTTATTTTTGCCCCGCATACTGGAGACTTTGATGCTGGTGCATACGCATTCCTTGAGGCAGCAGATTATATTCAGAATAAGAGTCTTGAGAAGTATTATCAGGATGTTCTAGTTGCTAGAGACAAGCAAGCTTATTTTGATATTGAGCGCGATGAGCGCAAACAACTGTCAGAAACAGTTAGCATTAGCGCTCGTAGAGCAATTATTGAAAGTTCTACAGCAAAAAGAAACAGCTTGAAGTTGTCTAATCCTTTGCTTGGACCAGCCCTTGTTGGTGGTGGTAACGAGATTGCTTCTGAAGAAAATATGTTTAAGTCTTTGGAAGAAATGATTGTTAATC